CTAGCGAGCATCGGCAACCTCCTGCAATTCATCCATGGTCCGTGCATAACAGTCGTCCCAGCGGTCGCGATGTGGCTTTCCGGGCCGCCAGGTGCGCTGGTAGTAGTCCCACCCATTAGCGACCTCACCCACCTCCGGAAGCGGCGCCGGATCGGTCCACAGCAACAGGCGGGCGAAGGCCGCGGCGAGGATGTCGTCGTGCTCGAGCACGGCATAGACGGCGCTCGGCACCGGCGCGATGCCACGAGCCTCGCAGACCGCCAAGGCATGCGGACGGCTCAGCGGGTGGAGCAGCACGCCACGCACGCCACCGCCCTGCTCGAACTGCCAGAGGCCACGGGCCGGGCCGCCGACCTGCCGGCGATGGATCAGGCTGGACTCCTGAAGGCCGATGGCCAGCAGCAGGGCCTCGGCCTGGGGGCTGTTCATGCGCGCAGGCAGCAGCGCGAGCGCCGGGGCGATGGCCGCTGCGCGGATCTCAGATAGCGTCATGGAATCTCCAGAAACGAAAGAGCCCGCACGAAGCGGACTCACGATGGCTGAAAGAAGGATGCGTCACACGGCAGGCAGCTCGACAACCTGGAGCGGCCCGTCTTTCTTCTTGCTCTTGCTTTTTCCGACCTTGGCCTTGCCGGCGTTGCCGGCGGACAACGTGTAGGTGTCCACCCAACTGTTCCCCGAATAGCTCCGGCTGACCGACTCGACCAGGTAGTCGCCGTCGGCGCTGGCCTTGAAGCCGCTCAGGCGCACCGTCGTCTCCGCGGCGATCTCGGCCCGCCCTATCGAGGTCAGCGAGCCGGACGCGGTGGCCCGGTTGAGCCCGTCGAGGCGAGCTTTGGCGGCGGCCGTGGCCGCCTCGGGGGTCGGGTAGGTGTGCCGGTCGACATGCTCGCCGCCGGTCTGCGCCGCGCTGCCGTCCGGGTTGGGCAGTTCAATGACCACCGGCTGGCCGGTCTTGGCGTCGTGCGCCTTGGTTTTCACCTTCGCGAAGCTGGCCCGGTCCGGGAAGGTCAGGCTGTAGCGGCTCAGGTCCTGCGGGGTCAGCGTGATCAAGGGCAGGCGCTTGCCGCTCGCCGTCTTGCCGCCGTCGCGCGGCACCACCAGCAGCGTGCCCTCCTTCACCGTCGCCGTGGCCCCGTGCTGGCGGGCCAGGCGGGTGATGAAGTGCAGGTCGGACTCGCGCTGCTGGTCGGCCCGCGGCACGGCCGCCTCGACCTGGCAGGCCGCCGTCCAGCCGTTGCGCCCGGCCACCGCCTCGACGATGGCCGCCAGGGTGGTGCCCTCGTAGGCGACGCTGCGGGTGCTGCGCGCCTCCTGGCGCATGTCTGCCGGCTTGGCCCGGATCGTCATCGTCGCCGGCGGCCCGGACAGCTCGATCTCGTCGACCGTGAAGCTACCCATGGGCGACAGCGGCTGGCCCTTCCAGCCCAGCGACACGCGCAGCCGCGCCCCCTTCGGCGGAAACGCTACCCGCCCGTCGCGGTCGTCCAAGCTGATCTCCAGCTCGTCCGACTCCAGGCCGGCCTTGTCGGTGAGGCGCAGCTCGAGCAGGCGGTCGCGCAGCAGTTCGGTGATGTTCTGCCCATCGGCGAGCAACTCGAAATCGGCTTGCATGGGGCCTCCTCACGACCACAGGCGGATGGTTTCGGCGTTCACCGTCGGCAGATCCGGCAGCAGAATCAGCACGCCGCTCGAATACGGTTGGCGGATCTCGGCCAGGCCCGGGTTGGCGTCCAGCACGGCCTCGACCGTGCCGTTGAGGTGGCCGTAGTGGCGATGGCAGAGTGTGTCGAGGATGTCGCCGTCAGCTGTTCGCATAGTCGTCGCCATAGCGGCGGAACTCCAGGGTGAAGGTTTGCTTGCGCGGGGCGCCGTCGGCCATCAGGCCGCTCTGATCCTCGTCGATCTTGGTCAGATACCAGCGGCCGAGCACGTCGCCGTAGCCGGTGGTCAGCAGCAGCGGCAGCAGGGCCGCGCCGATGCGGCGCAGAGTGTCGAGCTGGCGGGCACCGGCCGCTGTCTTGGTGAAGATCGCCCCCGAGACACTGATCGTCTCGCCGCCCTGGCTGACCGCCTGCAAGGCCTCCTGCCGTTGCAGGCGCTCCTGGGCGGCCACGTTGAAGTTGGTGCTGCGCTTGAGGCTGTCGTAGGCGGCAGTGCCCAGGCCGAAGTAGTAGCGCTCTCCGCTGTCCGACGTGAGGACAAGCAGGTGTGGCTGGGCACTGGCCGCCGTGGCCGGCAGCATCGTCTCCGGCGTCGCCAGCGAGCTGACCGGCAGCAGACCGACACTGACTGCAACCTGCCGTCCGGTGGCTGCAAAGGCCCGCCCGGTCTGGCCAAGCGCTTCGCCGAAGTTCGAGAGCGACGATTGCAGGCCGCTGGCCAGGGTGTCGCCGCCAGTGCTGGACGCGATCCGGCCGACGGCCGTATCCAGGTCCGTCTCGGCGACGGACAGGCCGCGCAGGCTTCGGCCGATTGCCGCAGCGCCGGCGGTATCCAGCGACTCGGTCGCCAGGCGGCCGGAGACCGTGGTCAGCCGGGTTGTGGCATCGCCCAGGCTGGTCACGACGGCCCGCGCGCCGTCGGCCGCGCCCGCGGTCTGGCCCGCCTCGAGACGCTCGAGAGTCAGGCGCACCTGCTCGGCCGCGCCGGCGGCTGATGTGGCGGCCTGGGACAGGGTGTCGATCAGATCAGTCATGACTCCCTCATAAATGCAAAACCCCGCCGGGGCGGGGTTGTGGGTAGCAGTTGAACTTCGTCAGCCTTTCGCAACAGGGCGAGGCAGCAGGGTCAACTCAGCCGAAGTTTGGCGGAGTTCATGCTGAACCGTCCTTCGCTGCCCTGGTGGATCTCCACCCCCACAAATACCAGTGCTCTCACGGTGCTCCCCCTTCACTTCTGGTCACGACAAAGACTTCGTCATCTGGACGATGACTTATTTCAACGGGATATTCCGCGTGCGTGTAGTAGTAGGTGGTGCGGCGATACACCTTCTTCCATCCGCATCCGGTGAGCGATTCATCGAGGACGACTCGCCGGTCTCTTACGCAGTTGGGATTGTTCTTCTTTTTAATTTCTCGCCCATTGGTGTCAACAAGAACGATGCCATCCTCTTCGGGACATACGTCTTCAAGCTGGTAGTAAGGCTTGCGCGCGATAAGCGTTATCGCCGAGTAATCAGAAGATGGCTTCCCACCATAGAGAAACAGCCGCGCTTCTATTTTCGCCCCGCAAATTTCGGCATCCTTGATTACACACTCGATGCTCTTGTCTTGGCTTTGGGCGCACGAAAACCCTGCCTGCTGCGCGTCGGCCAGTTGGCCGGGGACTTGCCATGCGTAGAACTTCACCGGCGCGATAGCCTTGGGTTCTTCTGGCTTTTTCGAGCAGGCGAGTAGAGCGAAACAACATCCGATGCCGAGAAATTTAAGCACGACCGACGATGGAAACTTCATAGCTTCTCCCCTTGAAAATCACCACGCCGCAGGTGAAGGCTTGATGCTATCACTACACATGCGCCGCATCGAACAGCTCCGTCCGCGCCTGCTTCGCTTTGAACTCCTCGAACAGGCGCTGCAGGTGCGGCATCAACGAACTGGCCAGCTGCTGCGGGTCCTTAACGTCGCCCTGCACCGTGACGGTAACGGTCGGCGCGAAGGTGACCGTCTGCGGGACGGGCGGCGGCGCGGGCGGCTCCTCGGGTTGCGCCGCTTCCATCACCTTTTCCACCAGGCCCTGGTAGTCGATCTCCGGGCCAGCCTGCTCGCCGCCGGATTCCTTTTCAGGGGCCGCCGCCAGGGCGTCCTGATCGTCCTTGGATCGGCGATTCCGCCCGCGCCTGGTGCGCCCGACCGCCTGCCCAACAGCCGGCTCGTCTGCCTCCTTTCGCTCTGCCGTCGACGACGCAAAGCCGAACCCGGCCTTGCCCGCAACAGTGCGGCCGAGCAGGCTTCCCAGGGCATCGCCGCCGAACGTGCCGAGCGCGCCGCCGAGCAGCCCGCCGACGGCGATGCCGAGCGGCCCGGCCAAGGCGCCGGCCAGGGCACCCAGCTTGGCACCGGCCAGCCCACCGATCAGCTCGCCAGCGGCACCGCCATAGCCCTCGCCCTTTTCCTCGGGCGTCTCGGCGTTTGAGAACGTGTTGTAAAGCCCATATGCCGCCGAGCCAATTGCCAGGGCACCGCCGAGCTTTCCGCCGTGCCGGCCGAGGAAGTCCATGACGCCGCCGAACCGGCCGCCAGCCGCCTTGCCGCCCGTCTTTCCACCGCCTCCCAGCTGCTCGGCCAGGCCGCCGACACCGCCGCCAGGCCAGTTGGTGACGAACACCTGTTGCACGTCGCCACCGCCCAGCACGCCGTCGACGACGGCGCCGCCCTTGCCGCCGGTGAAGCGGTCGACCACCTTGCCCAGCAGCGAGCGCTCGCCGGCGGCCGCACCACCCTTGCCGCCCCCGCCCAGCAGGCCGCGGGTCACATCGAGGGCGCCGCCCAGGATGCCGAGGCCGCCCTTGGCCACCTTCCAGGCGGCGATGGCGCCGCCAATGGCGACGATACCCGCTACCCAGTTCGGGTACTCCTTCGACCAGCCGGCCATGGTGGAGGCCATCGTCTTGACGCCCACGCCGACCATGTCGGTGACTGGCCGGATGGCATCACCGATCTGCGCCATGGCCTCGTTCATGGCATTGCCGGCTTCACGCCAGATCTGCGCACTGGCGGCGCGGCGGTCGATCAGATCCTGCTCGATCTTGGCGACCCCGTCGGTGCTCTTGATCTTCTGCAGGTTCTGCTGGTGCAGCTCCTTGTTCTGGATCGCCGCCAGCGCCGCCTGCTTGGCCTGCATGTCGGCGATGTACTCGCTCAGCCCGGCCATCGCCAGGTAGCCGTCGAGCATCTTCTGCCGCTTGGCCGGGTCCTCGGTCTTGGCGATCTGCGCCTGGATCTCGGCGAGCTTCTTGGCCTTCTCCGGGTCGGTTTTCTTCATCGACTGTTCGATGACCCCCAGGAAGGCGGCGACCGGGTCGTAACCCTTGGCGATCGCCGCCTGCATGGAGCCTTCCAGGTCGATGCCCTGGTTCTTGAACTTGGTCTTGGTCTCGTCGGAGGTGATCTTGTTGAACAGGTTGGCGAGGTTGTTCGCGGCCTCGTCGGCACTGCCGGCCGCCTTCATCTGCGTTTGCAGCATGCCGGCCAGGGCGACCGTGGCCTGCTCGCCCGACATCCCAAAGCCGGTCATCTGCGGCATCAGGCTGGCGAACCATTTGGCCATGTCCTTGGCCTCGAAGCTGCCTAGGTCGCCGGCGACAGCCACCTTGCCGAGCGCCGCCTCGATGGCCTTGGGGTCGGCGATGCCGGCCTGGCGCAGGGCCAGGACCATGCTGGCCACGTCGCCGGTGGCGGCGTTCTGGCCGACCGAAAAACGCGCCATGGTGCCCGCCAGGGCGCCGGCCTCCTTCACCGCCATGCCGCCGGCCACCAAGTCGTTGACCGCCTGGGCCAGCTCGTCGCGGCCCATGCCGTTGTCGGCCGCATCCCGGCGGATCGAGTCGGACAGCGCCTGCTCGTCTCCGGTGCGGGCGATGCCGCCCTTGATGGCGATGTCGCGGATGATCGCCTGGTAGTTTGCGGCGATCATCGTCGGCGCGGCGATGCCCGCGGCTACCGCGGCGCCGGTCTGCAGGCCGGCCTTGGTCTGCTCGATGCCCTCGCCGATCCGCGTCTTGCCGGCCGCCATCAGCTCGGCGCTGCGGGCTGCCTTGCCCAGACGCTGATACTCCTTCTCCAGGCTGCCGACCGCGACGCCGTGCTGCTTGAGCAGGGCGAGGTTGCGGGAATGGCGGTCCTCCAGCCTCTTCAGCCCGGCGCCGCCTTCCTGCACGGTCTGGCGCATCTTCCGGCCCAGCTCGACCGTCTCGCCGATCAGGCTCTGCAGGCCGCGGGTGCGCTCGGCCTTGGCCTTGAGCGCATCGAGGCCCTTGCCTGCCGAGGACAGGGAGCGGCCGAGCGATGCGTCGACCGCTCCGCCGATCTTGACGCCGAGCGATAGGTTGCTGGCCATGGGTATCTCCTGTGTCGATTCGGGCAGCCGGGCCTAGCCCAGCCACCACAGCGCCTCCGCCGGCGTCAGCCGGTCGATCTCCGACGGCTGGAAATGCAGCTCCTTCGCCAGCCGCCGGGCGATCAGCCGGACGGCTTCAGGCGGCATCCTCGTCTTCGCGGACCAGGCGAAAATAGCCCCCCTGGATGCGGTTGTAGTTCCGCAGGGTCAGCCCCTCGAAATCGTCCGGCGCGCACTCGGCCAGGCTGGCGAACAGGTGAAACTCCTGGGCCTCCTTGTCGTTCGGATGGACTTTTTCCGCGGTGCGCAGGTCGCGGATGGTCGGCTCGCGCAGGGTCACGCGGTCGACCTTGACGCCGTTGAACTCGGCGGGCTTGGCCAGCAGGATGGTTGCCGACGAGTCGGACAGGATCAGCCAGGCGGGCAGGGTTTTCTGGGTCTTTGCGGTACTGGTCATGGCAGGATCTCGATAGTGCGGGAAGGAGAGAGGCCCGGCACGGCGCCGGGCGCGGGATTACAGGCCGATGGCGGCACGCTCGGCGGCGAGCTGGTCGACGCCGTTGACGATGCACACACAGTTCAGCGGGTCGATCTCGTAGATCACCCGGCCATCGACCTCGAGCTTGTAGTAGCTGAGCGAGACGGCGTAGGTGTTCTCGTTGCGCTGGCCCATGCTCCAGGCTCCCGGGTCTACCTCCTTGAGCATGCCGCGCAGCGTGGCGACCGCGGCGATGGTCCTGTTCTGGAGGTCCTTGAAGGCGCCGCGGAAGGTGCCGTTGAAGGCGGTATCGTCGGCCAGGCCAAAGAAAGCCAGCAGCTCGGGGTCGATGCCGGGCATCTTAAAGCCGGCGGTCAGCAGCTCCAGGCCCATGCCGATCTCGACCGGAGCGCCCAGGCCACCGGCGTTGAACTCGTCGGTCTTGCGCGTCAGCTTGGGCAGGGTCAGCTCGGTGACCTTGCCGCCGTAGCCGCGGCCATCGACGTGCAGGGCCATGTTTTTGAGGGTTTGCGGAATCATGGCGGCTCCTTATCAAGCGGCGATGTCGAGCACTTCGGTGATCCACTGGTCGGTCACCTCGACGCGGAACGTCGGGTTCTCGGCCGGCGGCACGTCGGTGAAGCGGATGTTCCAGTACACGCGCCCCTGGCTCAGCTGGCTCTCGGTGTTCAGCTCGGGGTCCGGGTAAACCTCGAAGTTGATGATCGCGCCCTGTGCCTTGAGGTCGCGCATGAAGGCCTCCAGGCCGGCGGTCACGTCCTGGACATAGGTCTTGGTGATCGAGCGGTCGACCGCCCACTTGTGCCCGGCCAGGATCGCGTCCATGACGATGTCCAGGGTGCGCACGCGGGTGACGAAGGCCCACTTCGCATCCGTGCTCAGGGTGCGGTTGCCCCACAGGCGGAAGCCGCCGTCGCGGATGATGGTGGCGATGTTCGCGTTGTTGAGCAGGTTGGCCCGGCAGGTGGCGTCGCCGTCGAGGAACTCGATGGGCCGCGAGGTGCCGGTGATGCCCTTGATCTCCTTGTTCGACGGCGAGGCCCAGAAGCCGTAGTTGGCGTCGGTCCAGGCAAAGAGGCCGGCGACATGGGCAGAGCCCGGCACGACCACGTCGGCGCTGGCGACGGTGTCCCAGACCTTGACGTTGGGATCGACCATGTAGATGCGCTTGCTGCCGAAGTTGCCGGCGTAGGCGATGGCCGCCTCGTCGTCGGTGTCCGGCCCCTCGACGATGGCGATGGCCTTGAGCTTGCCGGCCAGGGTGTCCATGGCGGTGGCCACCGCCTGCTGGCTGGAATAGCCGGGGGCGATCAGCAGGCGCGGCTGGGCGTTGAAGCGGCTCTTGCCGTCGAGCAGCGCCTGCATGCCCGTGCGCTGCCCGTCGACGGTGACGCCGCCGATAACCGCGCTGGCCGTGGCCGCCGCGTCGACGCCGGCCTCCACGCCCACCGCCACCACCACGGCGCTCGCCTGGTCGTAGATGCCCTTGGCCGCCTTGGCCAGGGGCGAGTCCACGCCGAACTTGGCCACGGCCTCGCGGTAGCTGGTCAGCAGCGTGGGGATGTTTGGCTCGGCCAGCTCCGCCCCCGGGGTGAACACGGCCACCAGACCGATGATGGAGCTGGACGGGATGGCGATCGGGCGTGACCCGCTGTCCACCAGGGTGACGGTGACGCCGTGAAAAAAGGACGTGGGCATGGATGCTCCTCATGGAAACGCAAAAGCCCCGGGGTGGGGCTTTGGGCAGACATAAAAAAACCGCTTGCGCGGCTTAGGGGATCGTCAGGCGCCGACAGGCAGCGGGTCAGGGGCGGCCGCCGGCGGGAAGTGCTCGCGGACCAGCTCGCCGTAGTAGGCCAGCTCGCAGTGGCGGATCTCGCCCTGTCGGTCCCAGAAGAACAGACTGTCGATCAGGCGCTCGGCCAGGGCCCAGCCCTCGCGGTGCGTGCGGCTGCTCAGCGTCTCGTCGACGTAGCCGCCGAGTGCCGCGTTGGCCAGTTGGTCAACGGCGATCAGCAGGCCGAGCCAGTAGGGCCGGCTGCGGTGGTCAGGCCGGTATAGGTCCAACTTATTCGCCATAGCTGACCTCCAGCGCCGGCAGCCCAGCGATCACGTCTTCCAGCGCCGGCAGCGGCGTCGTGCCGGCCTGGACCGCATCGAGCAGGCTGTAGCAGTAGTCCCAACACAGCGACCGCCAGGCGCGGAAGGCCAGCCCCTCAGCCTGGAAGCGTGGAACCGCCGGTTCGTCGGCGTAGGTCACGGCGCTCTTGATGTCGTCGTAGCCATAGTCCTTGGCGATGGCGTCCAGGTGCTGCTGCACCGCCCGCTCGTATTGCGCGGCGAGTTCCTCGACGGTGGGCACCGGCGCGACATAGGGCGCGATCTCGCCATACTCGCCGGCCAGCGCGGCTGCATAGCGCGAGCGGCAGACCTCGGAGTGGATATCGTCGGGAGAGGCTGTATAGGGAATCCAGCCGTAATCCGGGTGCTCGATGTCAATGTCAATCGTCCCGTGCGCGTTGTAGCGAGGGTTTTGGATGTTCATTCGGATATCCTCAGGCACAGCGTGACGGAGTTGGTGTCGTCGAGGTTGGCGTCGTACAGGTGGCCCATGACGCGCCAGGTTCCCGCTGGAGTGCCGGAATAGGCACCAGACGCCGCGGCATAGCGCAGGTTGCTGCCGGCCACGAGCGTGCCGGCCGGAACGGCGACACCGGCCGAACCGCCGCCGACGACGCAGAGGGCATAGGAGCCGATGCTGCCGACCTCCATGGCGCCGATCTTGTAGGCGCCGTTATGGTCGCTCCAGAGATGTCCGAAGTCTGTTGCATCGACCTGGACGCGCAGGTCCGTCCCGTCGAAGCCGATATAGATGGTGTTGGTCAGCTGGTAAGCCCCGCCGCCTTGCCGTACGGGGATGAAACCCAAGGCGCGCTGCAGGTGGTAAACGATGCCATCCGATTCGCGACGGAAGTAGGGAAGATCGGGGTTATTGTTATCAAGTCCGGCCACGGTGATGCCGTCCCGAGCGACCTTGCCGGCCAAGGCATTGGTGACGGTCGTGGCGAAGTTCGGGTCGTTGCCCAGGGCGATGGCCAGCTCGTTGAGGGTGTCCAGTGCCGCCGGCGAGGAATTGATCAGGGCGGAGATGGCTGCCTGCACGAAGGCCGTGTTGGCGATCTGGGTGGTGTTGCTTCCGGCCGCTGCCGTTGGCGTCGTCGGCGTGCCGGAAAGCGCCGGGCTCAGCAAGGGGGCCTTGGTCGGGTCGTAGATCGTGATGTTCGCCGTACCGTCGAACGCCACCCCGTTGATGGTCCGCGCGGTGCTCAGCTTCGTCGCCCTTTCGGCCAGGCCGACCAGATCGCCGACCAAGTAGCGCACGGCGACATCGCCGTTGCCGTCGCGCACGACAATGGCTCCTGGGGTATTCAGGGAGGTGCCATTCAGGGTTACCGCATCGCCCAGCTGGAGCGCTGCCCGGGCAGACAATGGCGTGACGCCGAGTTCCAGCTGGTTGTTCTCGCTCCACAGCCTGCCGAATGACGTCACATCGACCTGGAAAATCAGGTTGCCGCTGCCGTCGAACCCGATCATGACCTTGTTCGACTGCATGCCGGCGCCGCCCCCCTGCTGCACCGGGGTGAAGCCGAGGGCTGGCTCCTTTGTGGCATCGTAGATCGTGATGTTCGCCGTGCCGTCGAAGGCGACGCCGTTGATGGTGCGCGCGGTTTCCAGCTTGCTCGCGGCAGCTGCCAAGCCCTCCAGATCGCCATAGATGATGGCGACCGCGACATGGCCGTTGCCATCGCGATACATGACGCTTTCCGGCACATTTGTCGAACTGTAATCCCGAGTCGAGGCCGTGCCGAGGCCGAGGGCCTCGATCACGGCAGCCAGCCCCTCCGGATGGACCGCACGCGAACTGTCTGCGCCGGTCAGGGTTTCCGCGACGGTGGCCAGCTCGACAACACCCGCCACTTCGGTAGTAGCCGGCGGGTTGATGAACACAACATCGCCGAAGGTCAGGCTGGCGGCGTCGAGGCTCTCCAGGACGATGTCGACGGCCAGCAGCAGGGTCGAGGCGCTGGCCTTCTCGATGATCCAGCCCGAGGCGGACGGCTGCGAGTAGACCGCCACCAGCGTGCCGCTGGAGGAAAACAGGCCGAACTCTCCAACGTCGTAGGCGTCGCCGCCTTCATCCTTGACGGTGACGTGGATGGTGTCGTCAGCGACCACCTGGCCGCCGATGGTGCCGAGGCGCTTGATCTCGCCCTGCAGGGCCGTCTGGCTCTTGCTGGGGGCGTACTGTCCGGTGCCGACGCCGAGCTGGCTGATGACGACCGGGCCGGTGCCGGTGTTCTGGGCGTTGACGATCTCGGCCCGGCCGGCGTCGGTGATGGTGATCTGGAGTGCCATGTCAGGGGGCCTCTACAGCCTGGATTCTGCGATAGACGATGGGGCGCGCGGCGCCCTGCAGGCCGAGGCCGCCGGTGGCGGACAGGCCGAGGGTGAAGGTGAAGTGCGAGCGGACCGGCTTGGTGCGCTCGATCTCGCCGATGATGTCGTCCTGATAGGCCGCGGTATTGGGGACGCCGGCGCCGAGGGTCAGCACCACCTCGAAGGTGTGCGGGGTGCCGCGCGGACTTGTCTGCCACCACTCGCGCAGGGCCAGCGAGCTGCCGAAGGCGCTGACCACGTCGCGCACGGACTTGGCCGTGCCCTTGCGGCGAGCGATCTCCACCGCCTGGCGGATGCGCTCGCGCTTGATCGCCTCCGGCCAATAGGGCTGCCAGCTGTCGAGCGACAGCGACCAGGCCAGCCAGGGCAGCAGGTGCTCGGGACAAGCATCCGGCGACCACAGCTCGCGCAGCGGTACGGGCAGCGCGCTCAGATCCGCCGTGGCCTGCTCGAAGGCGCGCTCCATGGCGGTGGCGTTGGACGGCAACAGGCTGGAAGGGTCACTCATCCAGGCCTCCGTCGGTCAGGGTGATGGCAGTGCAGTAGGCGGTGCTCTGCCGATCGACCACCAGGTTGGCGGTCGGACTGATCAAGTCGACGCGCTGTACGCCCGGCTGATGCAGGGCGGCATAGAGGCCGGACAGGGTCACGTCGAGGCCGAGGCGGTGCTGGCCCTCGGCGTAGGTCTCGATGGCGGCCTGGGCCGCGGCCATGACCACGGCGCGGTCCGGTCCGGCGAAGAAGTGCAGCGTCGCCTCGACCTGCCAAGGCACGACCGTTGCGCCCTGGACCTGAACATAATCGGTGAGCGGGCGGACAGACTCGTCGGTGAGCGCACTCTCGACGGTCGCCAGCAGCTCGGCGCTGGCGGTGCCGTCGCCCTCGCGGGACAGCACGGTGACCACCACCTCGCCTGGAGTCGGGCTGGTCGCGCTGGCATCGAGCACCAGGCCGCTGGCACTCAGGGCGTGGAAGACGTAGGCACCCTCCGGCCCGGCCACGGACAGCCCTTCAAGGGACAGCTGGATGCGGTAGCGGAAATCCGTGTCGCTCTCGTAGACCGCGGCGACCGGCGGGATAGCCTCGGGATCGGCGGGCGAGATTTCCAGGCGCAGCACGCCGAACAGGCCACCGAGCTGATCCAGATCTTCGCCGACCGAATAGGCCAACATCACGGCCCTGGCCGCGTCGTTGATGCGGGCGCGCAGCTGGATCTCCTGGTAGGCCACCAGCTCCAGCAGCTTGACCACCGGGTCGGACTCCAGCAGCGCACTGAAATCGGGATACAGCGCGGCAAACTGCGCGGCCCGCGCCTGGTAAACGCTCTCGTAGTCGAGAGTTTCGACCACCACGGGGGACGGCAGCTGGGAAAGATCGATCATACGGTTACGTCCAGATTGACGGTGTCGCCCAGGTAGTCGCCGGTCAGCAGCAGGTCGATGCGGCCGTTCGCGACGGCGACGACCTTGACGCTGCGCAGGCGGATGCGCGGCTCGCCGTACTCGCGGCCGTAGGCGTCCTTGCGGGAGGACAAGGCGCTGGCGACCTCGGCCTGCACGGCTGAGACCCAACCGCGGGTCACCGGCAGGTCGACCATGCGCGGCAGCTCGGAGCCGTACAGCGGGCGCATGCGCCGGGAGCCGCGGCGCGTGCCGAGGATGTCGCCGATGCTTTGGCGCAGGTGATCCAGGCCGCTCAGCGGCCGGCCCGTCTCGCGGTTCATGCCGACGACGGCCATGGCGGTCAGCCCTCGCGGGTGAAGTCGGGATGCCGGTCGAGGAACTCGATCAGGGTCTGGTCGCTGGCGACGAGGCGCGAGCGCTCGACGGCGAAGGCACTGCCGTCCTCCAGCAGCAGGGTGCGCGACTTGTAGGCCTTGTCGATGAAGGTCACGGCGCGCAGGGCGGGCACAACGGTTTCGGCGGCCGTCGCGAAGACGTCCGGATCGGTCTGGCTCATGGGGAAACCTCCAAAAAGAAGCCCGCGCGGGGCGGGCGGATTAACCGGTGAAGACGTCGGGCGAGCCTTCGGCCACGCTCGAGCCGCAGTCGACCGGGTCGCCGATGCGCCCGAGCGGCAGGCCGTTGGCGAAGACCGTCGCGCTGCCCTGGGCCAGCACGCCGGCATGGCAGGACGACGGGTCGCAGTGGATGTCCCAGGCATCGCCCTGGCGGTGGGCGGCGATACCATTGACGAACACGTTCGGGCTGGCACTGACGGACGGGCGCGGCGGGAAGGCGCCGTGCCCCGTGCACTGGTCGCCCAGGCGGGTGACGGCGGGCATGGGGCGTCCTCAGTTCAGGTCGATACGGGGGCCGCTGATCTTCACGCCGGCGGCCGACAGCTCGATGCTCGACGGGCCGCAGCGGATGACGATCTTGCCGCTGGCGGGAATGTCGAGCAGATACTGGCTGGCCTGATGGTCGTACTCCTCGCGGGCGCCGTCCGGCCAGTTCTGTGCGGTGATGTGCGCCTGGTTGTCGTTGCCCGGGTACGCGTCGGTGTAGAAGCCCGGCAGCACGAAGCCGGCGGCGGCCTCGCCGGAGGGGCTCATCAGCAGCGCCTGCTCGCCGACCGAGGGCGGCCGCCAGTGGCGGACCTGTCCGGCGCCCAGGGAGGCCCAGGGCATCCAGGCGGATACCCAGTCGTCGACCCGCACCCGGCAGCGGGCGTTGGCATGATCGACGGCCTCGACGGTGCCGGCCTGCATCAGTATGGATAGGAGCCGGTCGTGCTCGGCTGACTCGTAGCTCATGGCGCCTCCTCGCCCGACGGCCAGTAGTCGGGCTCATGGCCCGGGCCGGTGTCCGGATCGATGCCCAGGTAGAGGGTAGTGCCGGTGCTGTCCTCGTAGGGCCATTCGAGCTGGCCGAGGTGGAACTCGTGGCGCCACTCGACGCGCCAGACGACGTAGCCGTCGAGCTCGGGCTTGAACCAGTCCGGTCCGGCCTCGACGAAATCGGCGGCGCCGATCGGCAGCTCCCAGCGCTGGTCCCGCAAGGCGACCGCCAGGGCGGCGGCCATCAGCGAAGCACGCTGCTGCGGCTGCGCCACCACCGGATCGACCACGATGCGTGCCTGGAAGCGTCCAACCAGCGCCATCTCGCCGGTACCGGGATCGGTGCCCGGCTCCAGCTCGTCCAGCTCCAGCAGCACGGCCGGCAGGGCGATGCGCCGGCGGATGTCCGGCCAGACCTCGACGGCCTGCGCGGCAGGCAGCACCGCGGCAATGCCGGCGCAGATGGCCGCGTAGAGCTGGTCGAGGCTAAGCGGTTCTTCGTCCATTCGCATTCCCCAGCAGCTTGTGGAGTTCGTAGTTCACTTCCTGGCGCAGCAGCTCGAGCAGCCGCGCCTCGGCCTGGGCGACCCAGCGGTCGAAGTGGCGGCGCGCGCCCTCGAGGCTGATCTTGGCCTTGGCTACCGGAAAGCGGCCAGACAGGCTGGCGTCGAGGTTGCCGCGCCCGGCGCCCCTATCCGGATAGTCCTTTGCATCGAACTGCTTGCTGGCCGTGCGAATCCAGATGTCCGGGCGGTCGCCGTAGACCCGCTTGTAGAAGGCACCGGGGTAGCGGCGCCGGCCGACGCTGACGCCCTGGGCGGTCTGCCGCGGCTTTCCGGTCAGGCTGGCCGGCAAGGGGTTGATGCCGAACCAGAGCTCGCCGCGGCTGGAGACGCCCTTCGCCTGCCGCACCCGCAACCGCTCGCGCACGGCCCGCACGGCAATGCGCTCTTCCTGGCCCACCGCCCGGGCGATATGGGTGCGCAGCCAGCCGAGGGTCTTGTTGATGGCCCTTCGCTGGGCGGCGGCCATAGCCTTGGGCGCCAGGGCGGAAAACTCCCGAAAGCGGTGCAGATCGGCGTCGCTGACCTGCACATGGATCGTGCCCTCGCGCGCCCTCTGCTTGTGGTAACTGCCGACACTCATGCTCGCGGCCTCAGGATCAGGGCGACCAGCCCGCTGCCGTCCGGCTCGAGGTCGACCACGTCGTAGGCGCCGCCATCGGGCGGCGGCAGGTCGACCACTACCACCGAGCCGCGCACCGCGGCCTGGGCATCGGCTGCGCGCAGGACCAGCCGCGGCTCGATCAGGCCGGTGTTGAGCGTGCCGATCTTCGGTTGCGCAACGACCTGCTCGAACATGCCCAGCACCGGCTGGCCGTCGAGGGTGGCGGCGTCGGCAAGGGTGTCGAAGACAGCGGCGTCGAGCTTGACCACTGCGTCATGAAAACTCATGGCGCCCCCGATCAGCTGGTCAGCTTGATGCAGGCGGTGGGCTTGGTGCAGATGTGCAGCGGGTTAGACTGCGCCTCGCCCATCACGCCCTTGTCGAAGGCCATGCGCTCGAGCTTGCCGTAGTAGGGCACGCCGAGGGTGTTGACCGTCTCCATGTAGTTGGCCGGGGCGAAGATGGTGCGGAACAGGTCCGGCACGCCTTCGGGCACCAGGTAGGCCTCGCCGTCGGCGATGAAGGCGCTGCCGCCGATCTTGCCGCGGTAGCGGATCCAGAGAACGCCGCCGTACTCGAAGGCCTGACGGCGATCGCCACGCAGGGCGGCGGCGGCCTCGTGGTTCAGGTAGGCCTCGCGGGCGCGGCCATCGGCGATCAGCTCGGCCCAGAAGGACTTGCCGCACCAGGCGACGGCGCCGGTGGAAGTGGCATTGCCGAGGGCGTCTTCCTGCTTGTCCAGCGCCTCGACGATATCGGCGTCGACGGTCGACAGCGCGGCATCGGGGTTGAAGCCGATGGCCTGGGTCTGCTGGGTCAGGCCGAAGGCGGTGAACAGGTTGTGCAGCACGGTCACGCCGTCGGCGTCGACGATCTGGCCCTTGAGGGCGCCGACGCGCTGGTACTCGTGGGTGGCGGCCAGCTGGTTGATCACCGGGGTGAAGCGGGCGTTGACCACGTCCTGCACGGCCTGCAGCTCGGTGCGCGAGCCAAAGGCGCGGATGCCCTGGATCTCGTCGGCGAGGATGGTGAACTGCTGCGGCAGGTGCACGCAGTTGAAGGGGATCAGCTGGCGTTTGCTGCCGTTGACCACCAGGGCCGGCGCACCACGGGGAGCGGCGGGCACCAGTTCGAGGGTGCTGCCGTTCTTCTCGATCTGCTGGGTGACGGTGGTGCTGCCCTCTTCGACGAACAGGCCGTGGTTGCTGATCTGGCCGGGGACGTGGGGGGCGTCGTTGAGGCCGGCGATGAGGTTCTGCACGCCGAACGCTTCGTCTTCGAAGACGCTGATTTCTGCCATGGGATGGGCTCCAGAAATGATGAACCCCGCCGCGGCGGGGTTGTGGGTGTCGGGGTGGAGGGGATCAGCGGGCGAGGATGCCGAGGGCCAGCAGGTCGGCCTCGCCGGCGGTGTCCAGCCCGGTGAGCAAGGCGCGCTTGACCTCGGCGTCGCGGACGATGCCGACGCTGCGCTGGGGCGAGGCAGAGATGCCGACCGGGGCGTAGAGCACGGCGGTGACGGCGTTGGTACCGTCGAGGGCGTCCGGGTCGTAGGGGCCGTAATGGCCGCTGGCGGTGACGGTGCCGAGCAGTTGGCCGGCGGGCAGCAGCGCGGCGGTGGCGGCCAGGGTGATGTCTTCCCGCGAGCGGGTGCCGTTAGCCTCCGAGAGGAGGACTTCACCGGCATGGACGCCTTCGGTCTTGATGGTCATTTATGCGCTCCTTTCGAGGCTCGTTGGTTGCGTCGGGCATAGATCGCGCCGGGGTCGACAGCTTTCACGCCGGTGGGGGTCGGGTCGGGGGCCGGTGGGGTGTTGTCGATTTCGCCGAGCCCGCTGCCGACCAGCTTGTCGAACAGCTTGGCGCGGGCGCCTTCGGCATCGAGGCCGGCCGTGATCAGGCCGCGGGCCTCGTCGGGCAGGCGGGCGGCGTTGCACAGCTCGCGGACGGCCTTGGCCCGGGCCAGCTCGGCCTGAATGGCAGCCCGGCTCTTGAGGCCGCTGGCCTTGATCAGCACTTCGGTGAGGTCGGCGATGCCGAGCTGCTGGCAGCCGGCGGCCAGCTCGGCAGCCAGGGCGGCGGCCTCGGGCGTGGGGGCCGGCTCGGGCTCGGGTGCCGGCTCAGGCGCTGGCTCGGGCTCCGGGGCCGGCGGTTCATCTTGCTGGGCCAACAGTTCCTTGGGCGCGTTCTGGTAGCGGTTGAGCACGCGGTTGCGGCCGATGCTGGCCTTGATGCTGTTGCCGGCGGTGACTTCATCGACGAAGCCCAGCGCCTTGGCCTCGGCGGCGGTGAGCCAGGTTTCGGCGGCGATCAGGCGGCGCAGCTCGGCGTCGTCGATGGTCAGCGGGCGATGCTGGTAGCTGGCGACGATGCCCTCGAAGGCCTGGTCCATGATGTCGGCGACCTTGCGCAGCTCCTCGCTATCGCCGGCGGCGTAGGTCCACGGGTTATGGATCATGAACAGGGCGTTGTCGGCCATGGTCACGCGTTGGCCGCCGCTGGCAATCACGCTGGCCGAGCTGTAGCAGGCGCCGTCGATGCGCACGGTGACGCGCTCGCCGAGGCGCTGCAGGGCGTTGTGGATGGCGATGCCGTCGAACAGGTCGCCGCCCGGCGAGTTGATGGCGACGGTGATCGGCGAGGTGCCGTCGTCCTGCGCCTTGAGGTCGCGGACGAAGTCGGCGGCGGTGATGCCCCAGAAGCCGATGTCGCCGTAGATCTCGATTTCGAGGGTGCGCTGCTCGCCCTCGCCGGCCGCCTGGATGCGGTACCAGTGCTGGTCAGCAGAAGCCTGGGCGCCCGGCCCCTTGTTGAGGATGCGTGGGTGTTGCCGGTGGCGCTTCATGTGGTGGAGTCCTCTTTATCTTCGTCCGCAACGGTGGCGGTTGGGCCGTAGTGGAGCCCGAGCCGTTCGGCGCGGGCGTTGTCTTCGGCGTTCTCCTGGTCGATCTGCTCGGCGTCGTAGCCGCTGCGCAGAACCACCTCGCTGCGGCTGGTGAGGCCAGCGGCGATTTCCATCTGGCGGGACTGCACGTCCTGCACGGGGTGGATGTAGGCCCAGCCTTGCGGTACCCAGCGGGTGCGCAGGTATTCGCGGCGGCGGGTGCCGTAGTCGGGCAGGTGCAACGCGCCGGACAGGTAGGCCATGTCGAGCCAGGCGGCGCGCACCGGGCGACACAGCTGGTGGACGTAGAGGCCGAACTGGAGCTGCTCGATGCGCCGGCGGAACTCGTTGAGGATCACGCGCATGACGCGGTCGTTGACCTCGCGCATGTCGCCGGTGAGCAGTTCGTAGGGCAGGCCCACGCCGGCGGCGGCGGCCTGCAGCTGCTGTCGCATGAAGTCGACGTAGGTGTTGCCGGCGTCCGGCGGGTCGCTGAACTCGACTTCCTCGCCGGGCAGCAGTTCCTGCATGGAGCCGGGCTCCAGGCCGACGATGGGGGTGAAGCCGTCGCTGTCGAGCTGCGGAGCAGCGCCGGTGATCGGGTCGACCTGCTGGAAGGTGCTGTCCGCCGCGGGCTTGCGGATGAAGCCGGCGAACAGGTTGGCCACCTCCTGGCGGAACAGCACCGCGTCGTCGTAGTTGTCCAGGGACTTGAGCCGCAGCAGGATCGGGGCCAGGCGCGGGACGCCGCGCAGTTGGCCGGCCTCGGTCGGCTCGAAGATGTGCAGGACCTCGTTGGCCGGGACGCGCACCAGTTGGTGGTACTGGCCGGCCTCGAAGGCATCGCCGGGGTGCTGACGGTGCATCCAGTAGGCGACGCGCCGACCGAGGCGGTCGAACTCGATGCCGGCCTTGATGCGGTTGCCGTTGCGGGTTGTCTCGGTCTTGTCCAGGGGGACGAACTCGGGGGCCAGTACCTGCAGCTGCAGGGGGACGGCCAGGCCGTCCTCCGGGCGGCGCGGGCGCAGGCGGACGAAGCATTCGCCGCTCTCCTCCACCATCCGGGCGACCAGGGCCTGCAGGCCGTAGAAGTCGAGCAGGCCGTCGGCGTCGGCTTCGGCGACCCAGTCTTCCCAGAGTTCGTGCAGGGCGCTGCGCAGGGCTTCGTCCTTGGTACGGGCCCGCGGGGTGATGCCGGTGCCGATCAGGTTGCTGACGCGCCGGTCGATCGCGCTGCAGGCATAGGGGTCGTTGCGCACGGCGGCGCGGGCGCGCTTGCGCAGGATGCGCAGCGCAGGCACCGCCAGGCTGTTTAACGCAGCGTCGGGCGCATCCCAGCCGGCGGCGCGACGGCCGGTGCCGGCGCCGTCGTAGCTGGCCTTGATGCGCCTGGGGGTCAGTTTGATTCGGCGCATCAGATGCCCTTGCCTCTGCTGTAGAGTCGGGAAATTCGGGAGCGAGGCGCTACTGCGCGGGCCTCGGCTGCGGCCTCTTCGGCGTACCGGGCCTCGAGGGCGCGCAGGCTGTCGAGCTCGCCGCGCTTGAGGCTGCGGTCGCCGCGGCGCACTTCCTGGCCGTTGTCGAGGATGTCCTGGATCGCGGCCCGCACTTCGGCCAGGCGTTGGGCAGCTGTAGTCATGGGTGGCCTCGGGTTATCGGCGTGCGTTGAGGTAGCCGCTGATGGATCGGCGGCGTGCCGGCGCCGGCGTTGCCGCCGGGGCAGCGGGCGCCGGGCTGGCGGGTTGCGATGCCGCAGGCGTGGCCGCCGGGGCAGTGTCCGTGGCGGACTCGGTGAACAGGTTGCCCTGGCCAACGCTCTGGCGGAGCTTGGCCCATTCGGGTTCGCGGTAGCGGTTGAGGCCCAGCAGGTGGGCCATGGCCAGGTTGTAAACCAGCAGGTCGAGCGCTTCGTTGCGGTCGGCCTTGCCCTTGACCCACTCGATGCGCTTGTGGCCCTTCACGTAGCGGGCGATCTTGCGCTCGGCGACGCACTGGTCGTAGAAGTCGTCGGACAGGTCCTTGCTGAAGTGCAGGGCGCCGGCGCCTTCGCCCAGGCCGTAGCGGTTGTAGATCCAGTCCTTGGCGGTGTCGGTGCCGATCATCCAGAGCTCGGCGCCTTCCTTGTGGGTGGTGCCCTTCCAGGTGACGTCGACCTTCGACGGGCGCTGGGCAAGCACCGGGCGCCCTGCCCGGCTCGCGCCCTTGACGGCGAGGACGTTCCGCCAGCGACGCAGGCGGGTGAACTGGTAGACCTCGTCGGTATGGTGGCCACCGGAGTCGATGGCGGTCGCGCAGATCGCCAGCTCGACGCCGGAGACGTGGCGGTACCGTGCCTTGAGCTTCTCGTCGAGTAGCGCCCATGTGCGCTCGTCGGCCGGATCGCCCATGATGACTTGGTGATCGACGACCCAGCGCTCCATGCCCTCGCCCCAGCCGATCACCAGCAGTTCCAGGCGGTTGTGCTGGGTATCGACGGCCGCGGTGAGGATCAGCGCGCCCCGGGGGGCGCTGCCGAGCGGGTAGTCCTCGGCGCGGGCCTTGAGCTCGCTGGCCCTGGGCGGCATCCCACAGCCGGGCCAGGCGGGTGTTGTAGAACACCTGCATGGGTTCGAGGTCGCCCTTGTCCTGGGCGGCCCTGGCCTTGTCGTATTGCTTGGCCAGGCCGAGCCAGCTGACCCAGCCCAGCGGGGCATACAGGGCGTTGAGGGTGAAGCCGACCGTCTCGCCGTCGCCCTCGGCGTGCGCACGCCATTCGCCGCGGGCCAGCATCTCGCCCTTGTGGTGCTCGTCGATCAGGCAGCCGCAGTCCGGATTGCAGCACAGGTACTGCACCTGGCGGTAATCCTCGCTGTACTTGAGGTTTTCCCACTCCAGCGTCTGCAGCTCGCCGCAGTGCGGGCACGGCACGTGGTAGTGCCGCTGGTCGCTCTGGGCGAACAGGTTGGCGATCCGCGAGGCGCCCTTGATGGTGGGCGAGCTGGAGAAGTAGATCTTGGCGTTGCGCCCGAAGGTGCTCGCGCGGGTCTCGGCCAGCTCGATCGGGTCGCCCTCGTTGTCGACGTCGACATCCCAGCGGTCGACCTCGTCGCCGTAGATGTAGCGCGCCGCCAGCTCGGCCAGGTTGGATGCCGAGCCGGCGGTGGTGGCGTACAGGGTGCCGCCCTCGAACTCCTTGGTGTCCATGGTGTTGCGCGCGTCGCGCGAGCGCGGCGAGGCGACCCGCTCGCGCAGCACGGGGGTGGAGTCGATGGTCTTGCCGACCCGGCCGCTGACCCGCTTGGCCAGGGCTAGGCTGGGCAGCAGCATGAGGATGTTGGCCGGGGCCATGTGGATGCAGCCGCCGATCCAGTTGAGGGCGATCTGCGTCTTCATCAGCTGCGAGGCGACCATGGTCACCACGCGTTTGGCGGGGTGGCTGGGTGACAGGCAGCGCATCGGCTCCCGGGCGTAGGGCGTGCGCTCCGTGCGGTACGGGCCGGGCTCGGCGGCGCCGGTTTCGCGCGGGATGCGCATGTATTCGTCGGCCCATTCGTCGACCCAGAGTTCCGGGTCGGGCTGCAGGCCGCGCAGGTAGGCCGAGCGGTACTGCTCGGCACCGTCGGCATACCGTTGGTTCATGGCGTCAGCTCGGCGGCTTGATGGCGTGTTCGAGGTCGGCGGCGCTCAGGCGGTTGGCGTCCTCGAGGACGCGGCGCAGGCCGGCGGTCAGCCGACGCTCGAGCTCCCAGGGATCGCTGATGGCGGCCAGCTCGGCGCCGATCTGCTTCGGCAGGCCGAGCAGCAGGTCGCGCAGCAGGCGCCCGGTGGCGAAGGCGGCATTCTCGACGGCCTCGCGCTCGACCAGTTCGCCGTCGCTCTTGCGGGCCTCGTTCTCGGCAAGACGCGCCAGGTAGTGCTCGCGCCGGGCCCGGGCTTTCTGGAAGTCGATGCCCTCGTCCTCGGGATGATCCAGCGGCGTGGCGGCGGGTGCCAGGTGGGCGGTCACGCCACGCTCGACGCGCTCGCGCTGGTGGCGTTCGGCGACGCCGGCCTTGCTGGGGTCGGCGGTGCGCTGGAGCAGGGCTTCGGTGGCGGCGACGTCGACCTTGCCGGCGGCCGTCATGACCAACCGACCCTGCTTGGCCAGCTTCGAAACATAAGGCTTCGACCAGCCCTTATGCGCCGCGAATTCGGACTTGCTGAGTTCGATCATGAAGACACCTGTTAACCGTTTAACGGCAATCGTTAACCTGTTAACCCCCCGTTAACTAACCTCCAGGCCCAGCCGCTAACACAGAATCGCGGCTCATATGACCCGTACCCGGGCAGATTCCACAGGGTCCCCCGCTTCATCCGACCACCGACCACGCTAGCCATCGACAAGTCCCGACCGCTTCGCCAACCACCGCGCATACAGCGCCCCGGCGATGTCCGCGCCCAGCAGCCCGACCACAATGCCGATGCCGCCGGAGATCCACACATCGCCGATCAGCGAGTGCGCGATGAACAGCGACGCCATGCCGAACAGCGCAGACGACCCGAACCGCAGCAGCACCCGCTTGACGATCTCGCCGACCGCCACGCCGGCGGCATCCGCCTGGCGCATCTCGCCGACCAGGCCGGCAACCGCAATCAGGAGCAGCATCCAGGTGGGCAAATCAGCCAGTGATGGCTGTACTCCTTGCTCGACCGCCATGCCGGTCCTCCTTGATGAATAGGTGGCCCGCTCCGCGATCCCGCCTGGGAGCAAAGGAGCGAGGGGCCGGAAACGAAAAAGCCCAGCGCTCGGCCAGGCTCTTCTGAAAAAGAAACCCCGCCGAAGCGGGGTCCAGGGTGACCGCCAGGGAAAACGGTCAGGCGCACAGCAGGTGCTCGGGGGTCGCTGCAATCACAGCAACGACAAACGTAGCGGCTTTGTACCCCCCGACCTGCAGTGGCGTAAACGGTCGATTAACGCCAGTTCCGAATCGTCTCGCAATGTCCGCTGAATATCCGCGAATAGTCCGAACACCCCCGACGAACGGTCACGCCGCCAGCCCTGCCAATGCGGCCTTGAGCCGAACAGCCAGCGCCTGGTGCAGCTCATCCACCTGCACCCGATAGCTCCGCTCGCTCACCTTCAGCTCCTTGAGCTGCGCTGCCACCGAGGGCGCCTCGCCGACATGCACATAGCGCACCTTGGCCAGGGTATAGAGCACTGCGCCCCGACCACCCAGGCCGCCCTCCTCGCGCAGATCGCTCAACGACCGCAGCGCCTCGTCCACCAGCCGGCAGACCCGGCTGTGCTGCGCATACGCCACCAGCGGGCCGAGCCCGGCGCTGCCGCCCGTAGCCCGACCACCGCCCATCCACTGCTCGGCATCCCCCAGGGGCGAACGCACCGGAGCAACCCACTCAGGCGCAGCACGCTCCTGGCCCCACTGACGCAACAGAACATCCATCGATTTGATCATCCCTGCGCCCTCGCCTCAGCCGCGCCCCAACCGACGCAAATCTTCCTGGCGCATCTTCTCTGCACGCGCCGCGACGTCCCGGTCAGCAGCGACTAGAGGTTCAAGCAGGCGCAGAACCGCAAGGAAGTCAGGAAGGCGATCACCGACCAGAATGTAATCGATGCTGTCTCCATCGACGTTCACATCGAATATGAACTTCACACCAGGCAGCCTGCCCTCCGGCCAACTCTCAGCATGCGCCTGACGGCGATACAACTTGTAAGCGTCGCCAACCTCATCATGCACCCACAGACCAAGGTCCTTCAGCAGATCATCAAACTCCTTCCAGTTCGCCAACTCCTGGCAAAGCATCGACTCCAGAGTCTCTGCCAACAGCACCAGCTCACCCTTCTCAACACCGTAAACCGCCATATCCCTATTCCCCCCTTGAGTGAAATCAAACCCTAACCAAAATCAGCAAACACTAACCACAACCATAACCACCAAAAACCCTTTATAAATCAGCTTATTATCTTCTGCTGGTTATAGTGTTTAGGGTGGTTAGGGTTTACCGCGCATATAAGAAAAAATAACGACATGAAAGATCGACCCTTAATATTCGCGCACATACGCGCGCGCCCGCGTTAACCCTAACCACCCTAACCGCACACCGTGAAAGCCGCGAAAACACTGTCCCTCAGCGTGGTTATGGTCTGAAAACACAACCCTAACCAACCATAACCACCCTAACCAGCAGCCATGGACGATGGTGCGACCCAGCCCTTGCACTTTTCCCACTTTGACGGATCCCAACCTGCCCGCTTCGCCGCATTGCGAAAGCGCGCCACCAGCTTGCCCATCTGGTTCGCATTCGAAATATCCAGATCCGACGCCGGCGCCGCCAGAAAGAACATCGAAAACCGCCGTGACCCCATATCGTCCATCCAATGAATCTGCCCCTTCGGCTTCTCCACATGCTTGCTCAGGAACAGCGACAGTTTCGTAGCCGACATCGCATGCTCCCCGTTCACCGAACACCACTCCCGAAACAGATCGTGGATATCCGAGGTCAACGCCACATCGAACGGCACCCCGAGCACACCCCCGCGCCACTGCCCCAGAAACGTCTCCCAGGCCGTCCGCGACACCTCCACCAGCCACTGCCGCGCCTCGGTATTCGGCGGCCGGGTGCGCTCATCGAAGTCCCCAGTGTCGTAGTTCAGCAAGTACTGATAGAACGCCGCGATCCCATCGTTCGCCAGCTCCCACTTGATCCGCTGCTGCACCTGCTCAGACAACGTCTCACGCGGCCACATCACGAACATCCGCCGATCATTCTCGCCGATCGGCCAGGGCATCATCTCGTTCGAGAGAAACACCGCGTTCATGTAGTTGGTCTCCTCCCAACCGTTCACGAACTTCGACTCGATCCGCACCGTCTTCCCGGTCACCATGTGCTTGATCTTGCCCACCTGGTTGTACCGGTTGTCCCGGCTCACCACCTCCTCGAACACCCCATACAGCTTGTTCGCCTGCCACTGGCTCCACGACGACTCAAGCTGCGCCTGGCCAACCGTCGCGCCGTAGTCGCCATAGATTGGCCGCATGATGTCCGACAGCAGCAACGACTTCCCCGAGCCCTCCATCGTCGAATGCAGCAGCACCGCCGTATCCAGCTTCGCCCCCACATTCTGCAGCGGATAGGCCAGCCAGCAGGTCAGCCAGTGCATCGCCTCCTGGTCCCCGTTGCACAGAAACTTGATCAGATAGCGGATCGCCCGGCAGCGCTCCATATCGTCGACCGGAGCCAGCGGCAGCCCCTCGAACGTATTGATATAGCGCGCCGGGTCCCGCGTCATCCGAGGATCGAACAACAGATTGCCGGCCGGAATCACCCGGCGCTCAGGACTGTTCAGCCACAGCTTGAACGCATCGCCCATGGCGAGCTGAACCGCCCTCGCCGGCAACCGCTCGCGCAACTGCCGATCCCAGATATCCTGGCTACCGTCCAGGTACACATACCGCTCCGTTGCCGGCATTCCCTCCGGATCGCCTGTCCGTCGCGACTTGCCGGCCAGCTTCGCCTGCTCCTCGATCCGCTTCGCCTGCTCCTCGGCGATGCACTTCTTGTCCTCACGGTCGAACCAGGCCTTGGCCTGCGACCTGGTCACGAACGCCTCGAACGCCATCCGCTTCATCTGCACCTTCTTCTGCAGATCGAAGACAGCCGTCTTCCCCTCCACCAGCGCGAACCGCCGAAACACCTTGTCGGCATCCCAGCCAGCCCCCTCCCCCCCTTCTGGAGCAGGAGCCGCGCCGTCGGCGCCGGGCTCATCCCCGGAAAGGGCGCGGGAAAGGTCGGTCGCGGCGGCCGCCTCCGCAGATGGGGCGCGGGGAAGATCGGCATCATTCACCGCCTGCAGCAACTGCGACCGCACCGCATCCAGCCCGTGGGCCACATGCAGATCGTTCCAGTCCAGCTTCTTCGCCTCGGGCATCACGCAGCCTCCCGCGACGAATCGGCCGGCGCGACCGGGAAAGCCGCCACGCCACCCAGGGCAACGGCAGCCGCCTCGGCCTTCGTCCGCCCAGGATTGCCTGGCTTGATCGGATCATCGTCGCCGGCGAACACCAGCCGCGCCGCCGGATACAGCTCCCGCAGCGCCCGGCCAACCGCCAGCAGGTTGCCAGCGTCGAACGCCACCGCCACCGGCCAGCCTGTGGCCTCGTGCACACTGGCCGCCGTCGCATACCCCTCGGCCACCGCCAGCACCTCGGCATCGGCCACATCGCCCAGCAGATGAAAGCAGCCCGACTTGCGCCCGTACTTCGGAAACAGCTTGGTGCCCTGCCCGTTGATCACCTGCAACGCCCAGATCCTCCCGCCGGCATCGCGCAGCGGGATCGCCACACAGCCCTTGCGGAACACCAGCATCGACAGATGCGCCGGTCGCGGCTTCGGCACCATGCCCAGCCAGCGCTGCGCATCCTCACCGACCCAGATCTGGCAGCGCTCCGCCTGATCGTCGATCTCCAACACCACCAGCCTGGAGAAGTAGCCAACCCCGTGGCCGCCCACCTGCTTGCGCTGCAGATACTCGCTCTGCCCTTCGGCCAGGCACTGCTCAGCCCAGATCCGTTCGCACGCAACGGCGACTGCCTCACGCATGGTCGATGACCTGGCCTCGTCAGCCTCGACTTCGGCCTGACGCTCCTTGCGCCGGGCTTCCTGCTGCTCGGCGAACCTCCGCTTGTCCTCCCGGCTCAGCTCCTTCTTCTCAGGCCGCCAGCCGGCATCCATCGCCAGCTTGATCACCGTCCCCATGCCCATGCCCGACTTGCGGAAGCTGCGCCACACCGTCCTCGCATCGCGCGGACTGTACCCGGTGCCAGACTGGCTCCAATCGTCCCAGGCATCGAACGCCGCCTCGCCGAACTCGGCCTTGAGCCCCATTCCCACCTGAATCCAGACCTCCCGGCTATCGGCCGGAATGAACGCCAGCAGCAGGTGAAGGTCGGCCAACTGCAGGTCGATCTTCTCACTCATCTCGCCCCTCCAAATCCCGCTCCATCGCCTCGCGGGCACCGGCCATGATGCCAAGCACCGCCTCGATCACCTGATTACCGTGGCGCTCCAGCTCGAGTACCTCGCGTTCCTCCCAGCGGCCGTCGGCAGCGCCCTGGTGCAGGCTGCCCACGAAGGCCGCCTCATGCTGGAGAAGATCGGCCAGCGCCCGCAGCGCCGCCGGCGTGGCCGGTGCAGGAGCCGGGCGATAGAACACCCCGCCCTGAATCCGCGCGATGGTGCGCAGCGTCTCCCGGGCGTCGACCAGCTCCAGCCAGCGCTCGAAATCTCGCGTCGACAACAGATTGTCCGGGTAACTGATGGAGAGTTTTTTCTGATAGGCGTTGTACGGCCATCCGAGGGTGGCACAGACGGCCACCGGGCCGCCCCGCTCGCGGCGGGTGTCGTGGTCCACGGCCTGCTCCAGAGTCAGAGCTGGGCCGAGGTCACGAGTGGGGTCTACTCGAGACATTGGCGTTAATTCCCTGGTAACGCCGTGGCGAGACACAGAGCTTGTGCCCTATCATCCGCCTCGACGTGTTGTGCTACGTCAGCCAGAAAAAGTCATCAGTCGATGGCTCCACTGGCCCCCGTGTGAGGGGATGGTTGGTTTGCGTGCTGTGCTCCCTGACCATCCCCTCACACTGCCCGGCGCCCTTGTGGTGAGGACTCCGAGCCCGGTTGGCACGGGAACCGTGGTGGGTTTCCGTGCCGACCAACCTGCTGTGTTCCCCGCAAGCGCGGGGATGAACCGTGAAGTACCTCTGAAAGCTTTAGAATCGCGTCAGTGTTCCCCGCATACGCGGGGATGAACCGGCTTGATGTATGTGCCGTACTCCCTTGTGGCGAGGCCGCTGGTCAGGCCAGCGGCTGGTTAGGCCGCGGTTTTCTTTGGAGCCGCCTCGGCCAAAAGCCATGCGGCATCGAATGGAACCCCCCGCTCGGCTGCTGCTTTAGCCAGGCGGCCCGCGTAATCGGTTTCGCCGGTGTAGTCGGTGCGCGGCAGAGCCCCTGCGGAAATCCACTTGTAAACGGCTCGCTGGCTCACTCCACAAATGGCCGCTGCATTTGCAACGCCACCGGCCTTGTTGATCGATTTTCTTAGCGCGCTCATCGGCGCCTCCAAAGCTCAAATTGAACTTACGGTACATATTATGCCGGTACTGAAAGTACATGCAAGTGCGTGCAAAACTGAACCTATGGTTCAGCCAGAAGAAATACGCAGAGAGTTCGTGAAGCGCCTCAAGCAAGCCCTTGCCAAATCAGAAATTGCAGAATGGGGGGCCGGATCTCGTCTTGCGGAAATCACAGGGAAAACCCCTAAAGCTGCCAGCAAATGGTTGAATGGCGAAGCCATGCCTGGGCGGGCCAACATGCAAGCGATTGCGGACGAACTGCATGTCAGCATCCAGTGGCTCCAGTATGGAGAGGGGGAGATGCTTCCTGGTGGCGCAGGCAATAAGTCGAACGTCGAGCTAGGCCCGCTCGCACCTGCCGCCGATAACCACAAAGAAATCGCAGCGGCCAAGGTGATGGAGATGCTGCAAAAACACGGGAATGGGCTGAGCGCAGCAGTCCGGCAGCGGATCGTCGATGCCGTCGCGGACACTCGCAGCGAGCCAGAGCCTCCGGCCAACCAGCCAAGCACTGTGATCATCGCCGACTTCCTGCCCCCTGCCCCAGCCGGCGACGCGATTCGAATCGCGCACTACGACGTTCGGACAGCTCTAGGCAGCGGGCAGCTGGTCCCGGACTACCCCGAGATAATGCCGAATCTGCTCGTCAGCAAGCAGCACTTGCAGGAACTGGGCGTCATCTACAAAGACCCCGCCCACCTCAAGATGCTGACCGGCTACGGCCAGTCCATGGCGCCCACAATCCAGCACCTTGACCCGATGATCGTCGACGCGAGCATCCGTGAGTTCGAGGGTGATGGGATCTACTCATTCGTCTGGCAGGGCCATTTCTACACCAAGCGCCTGCAGGTGGCCGACGCGGAGCATTTCGAGATGATTTCGGACAATCCGAATCACAAGGACCGGCTGATCCGGATCGACGAGACCTACATCCAGGCTCGCGTCCTGCTGGTCTGGAATGCGAAGAAGCTGTGACCGTCTGCCCGCCGGGCAAGGTCTGGATGTAGGTGCCGCTGCTGGACGGATGCGTAGAGTCTCGCCGACCTAACGCATGAGCTCGCTGCTATGGTAGGGTGTACTAGTCAGCGGCGCCGTTGAACATTATAATCGCGCGCCGTTTTCTAGACCGTGGCCGTAAGCGCTTATCAAGCGCAGGAAATATGGCATAGTGTGAAAGGTCGCATGGAGGTTCGCATGGCACAAGACGATAAGGAATCTAGGGCCCTAGCAGGCTTGGGGGCCTCTGCGGCTGCAGCCATTAGCATTCTGCTTGGGGCTGACATTCCACCAATGAATGTCGCCGCCGGCGCTCCGTACATGCACACTCAGCAAGCAAAAGTGTCGCAGCAACTCGTAAATGTGCTGGAGGAAATCAAGGCCAGCGCTAACGAACTGAACGAAATACTGGATCAGGTGCTGATCAAGCTGGTAAATGATCCAGCTTCAGCACAGCAGCTTTCTGCAAGCCAATTCCCCTTGCTCGCAGAGACCCTGCGCAGCCTTGAGCGGTACGTGCGTCAGGCGGAAGACTTTTGTGCTGGTGACGTACAGCGCCGGGACTTCCTAAGAGCACTTGCCTCTATCCGCTCTCGCGTAGTTGATATCGTGTCGATTGCTCGTCAATCTAGCGAGCCGGAGGCGATATTCGAAAGCAGTATCGATCGGAAAGGCTTAGCTGCCCTTGCAGAGCTAGGAACTCGCAACCTGCATAAGCTGGCTGGATGACACTGGATGAAGGCAGTTGTGCGGATTCATCCTGAAACATATGGGCCGCTATTTTCCGATGTCGCCAAGGACTTTCCAGGACTGATCGATACGTTGATAGCCGACTTTAAGCGCTACGTTGATCAAGGCGAGCTGCCCGACTACTTTGGTCGTGATGTTCCGTACGTCGAGCCTGCTGCTGCTTTTAATGCCAGGCTGATGCACCTGCACTTGAAGGTTCCACCTGGCAGTTTCCCTGCTCGCCGCCCTCAGAGAGATAGAACCAGCGACACAGCTCTGGTTTATGTACGAGGAGAGCTTGAGGAGCACGAGTACTGCCTTCTGGCTCTATTTCACCCTGGGGCCCACAAACAGGCGAGAAATCCAGCGATCATGCAGAGTCTGGCCAGACTCGCCAAGAAATTCCGCGACGAACATTAACCAAAGCCCCGCCCCGCGCGGGGCTTTTCGTTTCAGCCCTTCGCGCACTCCCTCAGCCGCACCCGAAGCCACTCCCTCTCCTGCTCGGCGATCCGGGCCCTCACCCGCCGCTGATATACCGCCAGGCGCTTTCTCCTCTCGCCGGAGGTGAACCCGTCCCAGCCATCAAACAGCCCATCGTCATCGACAGTATCCAGATCCGGGCCATAACCTTGCTGTCCAGCCCCAGGCCTGACTGCCAGGTATCCCCCCAAGACAAGCAGGCAGCAAGCGAGCACAAGAGAAAGGATTGAGTTGATCATCATCGGCGCCCTCCTTGGCGGAATCGATTAACCCAAGGTAGCAGCTGCTCGGGGCTGCGGCATAGCGAGCGCTGAAGATGCCACCTGGTTCACGCCTTCGGCCGCCCGCAGCTACTCCCTTTCCCGCTCGCACCGTCAGAATTGGGCTTCGCCACCGTCGACCATCTCGAACTCCCGATCATCTGCCGGGGCAGCATCGTCCGTTTGGCGCTCCCACTTCAGCGTCACGCTGCCGTCTTCATTGGTGACCATCTCCAAGCCATCCGTCTCGGCCAGCAGCTCCAGCACTCCTTCCCACGCCTCGTCCAGATCGGTGTCCAGCCGGTGAATGGTCACCTGCCGCTCCAGCTGCGCTATCGGCGCGTTGATCATCGACGACACCCGTAGACCCAACCTTTCCAGCGGCGTGAGTTCCTGGGGTTGCTGCTTCTGAGCTTTCTGCCTGGCCATATGCCACTCCTTTTTCTGTATGCACATACAGTATTCGTTTGCACACAGATAGCCAAGCCTTGCTGCCAACTCGGCCCTCTTTGCCGACGGCATTGGCTTTTTGCGTTCGAAGAAAATTTGTACTTTTGGTTCTTGACGCAGTTTGTACTTATTGTTCATATTTGCCATCAACGCACACAGCGTTCGACAAGGAGCCGATATGCACACCGCCACCCTGCACGTCCACCCGGCGTGCGCCTCCAACCGCCGGCTGATCGAGCAGCTCCAGGCCGACACCAAACGTCTCGTGGTCATCCGCGGAGGCAAGGCCGAGCTGGTTCGCCGCACCGCCGCCTCCTCCGACCACACCGGCGGCTTCACCCCGTTCGGCGGCGACGCCGCGTAGGGAGGCCGCATGCACCGCACCCTCGACGCCACCGCCGCCCTGCTCGGCATCGGCCCGCGCAAGCTGCGCCGCCGCCTGCGCGACCTCGGCGTGCTCGACCACGCTGGCGACCTGACCAGCGCCCACCGCGACAAGGGCCGCCTCTTCGTCGACTGCCGCAGCCGCTGGAACCCCAGCATCAACGGCTGGAGCCACTACGGCGTGGTGATGACCACCGAAGCCGGCGTGGCCTGGATCGCCCAGCAGCTCGGCATCGAGGTCCGGCGCATGCCGCCGGCCAGTGCGACCGCCTGACCACGCACAGCAGGGAGTGAAACCGGTGAACACCACCAGCACGGCACGCACACCAGAGGGGCGCGAGGAGACAACCCTGCAACTGCTCCGCCGTCGCTACGGCTGCAACTACATCACCGTCGAGCAGCTGTTGCAGGATCACCTGACGAGCATCACGTCGCTGGATTCCCTGGACAAGGCAATCAGCAGAGGACACCTGCAGCTACGCATCGACCGCCTGTACGACAGCCGCAAGGCGCCCCGGATCGTCTACCTCCATCACCTGGCCGACTTCCTCGACCAGGCCGAGAAAACCGCCGCCACCGCGGCCTGACCACCACCACAGGAGCACAGCACCATGAAACCCACCGACGTTGCCGAGTTCATCAACTCGCTGAACGCCTCCATCTTCACCCAGCAGGTCGGCACCGCCCTGTCCGCCGTCGCCGCTGGCGTCGTCGAGCACAACAAGCAGGGCGAAGTCACCCTGAAATTCAAGATGAAGCGGATCGGCGAGAGCAACCAGGTCGCCATCACCCACACCCTGGACTTCGTCGAGCCCACCAAGCGTGGCAAGCGTCGCGAGGACACCACCCTCGACACCCCGATGTACGTCACCGGCAACGGCCTCGAACTCTTCCAGACCGACCCGACCGCGCAGCTGTTCAACCGCGAACAGGCCCCGGTCGTTCCGCGCTAACCCCAACCACCACACGCACAGCACCACCACAAGGAATACAGCATGTCTCTCAGCAAAGAAGCCCTGCAGCTCATCATCGACAACGCCCTCCTCGCCGCAGGCCACCTGCCGGACACCGACAGCCCCGTCGGCTACCTGCCCGAAGGTGCAACCGTCGTCGACATGGAGCGCTACCAGGCTGCCCGCTCCCGCTTCCGCGGCGCCCTGAGCACCGCCAGCCTGGCAGACTTCTCCGGCTACGTGATCGACCACCGCGGCATCGACCCGGCCAAGGGCTTCGTCGACCAGGACGCCATGCGCTGCGTCGTCTTCTTCAACCTGGGCGACGAAACCAGCCCGGGCCATGCCGACGACACCGCCACCCTCACCCTCAAGCCCACCGCCGCCTATCGCGCACTCCAGGCGATCGCCGGCGAACAGCTCAGCCAGAAGGCCCTCGCCGAGTGGATGGAGGACTGGCACGCCAACCTCCTGGCCGAGAGCGAATCCGGCGAGACGATGACCACCGTCCAGGCCATCGCCGCGGTGCGCAACATCACCATCAAGGCCGCCAGCGAGCGCACCCACACCGAAGGCAACTTCGCCGCCCAGCGCAGCGCGATGGATGCCATCGAAGCCAAGAGCCAGGAAACCCTGCCGGGCGCCCTGCACTTCACCTGCATCCCTTATGAAGGCCTCGGCAAACGCGTCATCACCCTGCGCCTGTCGATCCTCACCGGCGGCGAAAAGCCCTCGCTCAAGCCCCGCTGGGTCGGCGAGGAGCAGACCCGCGAAGAAATCGCCCACGAGTTCAAGGCCGTCCTGGCCACTGAGATCGGCGACGCCGCCAGCCTGACCCTCGGCATCTTCAACCCCGGCAAGTAACCACAGGAACACCCGCCGCCGGCCCACCACACCCGCCGGCGGCGGGCACAGGAGCACAGCACATGGAACTCACCCCCAACCATATCGCCATCGTCCTCGGCGTCACCCTCAGCGTCGGCATCACCACTGCCGCCTGCTACCTGACTGGCCACGACGCCGGCGCCCGCACCGGCCACAAGCGCGGCCATGCCGACGGCTACGACAGCGCCCTCGACGACCTGATGCCCGAACTCAACGAAACGGCCATGCGCCTGAACAGCGCCGAGCGCACCCTAGCCGCGACCCAGGCCGAACTGCGCCAGGTGAAGGACGAACGCGCCTGCGACCGCCGCAACGCCGCCGAGGCCATCGAAGAACTCACTCTGCAGCTCGACGAGGCGAAAGGCCTGAACGCCGCGCACGCAACCCTGCTGCGCCAGGCCGCCACCCACCTGGAACTGGCCGCCGCCACCTGGGACGCCATGACCGCCACCCGCAAGGCCAAGGACTCCCGCATCCTCGCCGAACTGCTGCGCGACCGGGCCTCCACCTTGGCACCCGAACAGCAGGAGGCCGCGGCATGAACAACGCCATCCACTTCGTCATCGACCTGGAAACCATGGGCAAGGGCCCGCTCGCCCCTATCGTCGCCATCGGCGCCGTGTGCGTTGCCAAAGGCGCAGTCGTCGATGAGTTCTACATCCGTATCAGCCTCGAATCGTCGCTCGCCTTTGGACTCGAACCGGACGCCTCCACCATCCAGTGGTGGCTGCAGCAGAGCGACGAGGCACGCCGCGAAGTCGACGGCCGCGAGCCGAGCGAACACCTGAGCCCCGCCCTGATCGACCTGAGCAACTGGATGCTCGAGCACGCCACGGAAGAAGAAGCCCACGTCTGGGGCAACGGCTCCAGCTTCGACAACGTTATCCTGCGCAGCAGCCTTGAGACGTGCGGCATCGAACTGTCCTGGCAATTCCGCCACGACCGCGACCTGCGCACCCTGCTCGCCCTCTACCCCGAGGCCAAGGATGTCGGCGCGTTCGAAGGCACCAAGCACCACGCCCTGCACGACGCCCGCCATGAGGCCAAGCAGCTGATCGCCGCCCTGGGCATGCACTACGGATCGGCATGGGGAAGCAAGGCATGAGCACACCAACCACCCAGCCCTACGCCTGGCTCGGCGCCGCCGGCCTCTACCGGACCCAGAGGGAGGGCGTGGCCAACGGCGAGCAGCAGCTGACGCCGCTCTACCTGCATCCGGCCACTGCCACCCAAGCATCCGCCGACGTGCTCGCCGAACGCATCCGCCAGATCGAGCAGGAACAGTGGTGCCCCGAGCACGACGACCAATACACCCGCGGAGAACTAGCCACCGCCGCTGCCGCCTATGCGACGAGTTCGCACTGGCATGCAATAGGCCACAAGTCAGGCATCCCACCAGCGCGCTGGCCTTGGGACCAATCAGGCTGGAAGCCCACCACCCCACGGCGCGACCTGGTGAAAGCCGGCGCCCTGATCCTAGCCGAGATCGAGCGGCTGGATCGCATCGAAGCAAAGGAGGGCTCCCCATGCGTGACGCCCTGACCAACCTGCGCAAACTCCCGGCCGCCGTCGCCCGACTCGCCGAGCTGCCAGCCGGCAGCCCGGTGGTACACGTCAGCGCCCCGGCCCGCCAGCGGCGCCTCGACGGCCTGTTCTTCGACCGCGGCCAGAACACCTGGATCGCCAAGCTCGACGGCAGCACAACCTGCCAGCCGCGCGACCTTCGCCTGCCCGGCGACCAGCTCGACCTGCTGGCCCCTTGCGAAAGCGGGAGGGTCTGGGCATGACCAGCCTCTACCGCATCCACCCGCAGCCTGCCTTCAACTTCGGCGGCCTGGTCATCGACAACTTCGGTGGCGGAGGCGGCGCCTCAACCGGCATCGAGCTCGGCCTCGGCCGGCCGGCCGACATCACCGCCACCGCTGGCTTCACCCCAGCCCACTGGCGCGACAACCAGGACACCGGCATCCCGGGAGTCAGCAAAACCGAAGTCACCCGCCGGGAACTGGCTCTCGCCGACAGCATCCGCGCCTACGCCTCGATCGGCATGAAAGAACGCCAGATCCGCAGCAAGACCGTCATCAGCACCGCGATCCTGCGCAAGATCGCAAAGCGGCACAGGATCGCCATGGCGAAAGCAAGGCGTAAGGAGGCGGCGTGACCACGACGATCTTTTATTCCACCGAAATGCCCAACGAGCAGGCCAAGGTCACCGGCGGCATCCCCACCAAGCCCATGCGCTGGCATGTCGGCTACGTCGTCAAAACCCCAGACGGAAGCACCGTTGTCCAGGGCGAGAAAACCATCCAGCGTGCTGCCTTCGAGGAACTGCGCGCCGTCATGAACCACACCATCGACGTGATCGGCGACGAAGTCGGCAACGAAGCCACCTTCGTCAGCTGGCGAGCCACCGCCCATGGCGGGAAGAAGGGGAAGAGAGGTAAACGCAAGTGATCGGCATCCCAGAAACCGACACGCTCGAGCACAGCCGCATCAGCGCGAACGTCAATACCGGCTTTCAGCTGACCACTGCGGACGGGCGCCAGGCACACCTGGCGATTATCGACGAGGACGGCAACGTCATCGAAGCTGGCCAAGCCGTTGCCCAAGAGGCTTGGAACGTGTGTATTGCCGTGCAAAAGAACTTCTGGCGAGGTATGGGACATTTAGTGGTACATAGCGAGCCGCCGGGCATAGCTAAGCCGGCTAACGTAGCATGAAAAAGGGCCGGCATCATGCCGTGCCCTCTGCTAAAGAGGGACTAAAATCTCTCATAAATAGCTATTTTGAGAGGCAAAAAAATGACACTAAAGTACAAGTTATCATCGGTAGCTATTAGCATTTTTTTCATCAACACTATTTATGCAGCTGATTTTCCCTGCGACCCCCCTCCATCCGGTCTTGCTACCTTAAATACAGCCCAAAATGTATATCCAAGACTGACAAAATTTGCAGTATCTGTAGAGAAAAACACACCACACCTAACTAACACTAAGGACCTTACCTCCTTCTCTGCTGGGTTTGTTCACCCCGGACCAATTGGAGCCCCCCGCCCCCCCTTAGACTTTCAACACCCTACTGAGCCACCACCTTTAAGACCAGACTCACTACCACAATTAGTTGATCCTGAGAAATTTGCAAAACTTTATTGGTATCAAAGAGAAGAGCAAAACCCAAAACTTATATTTGACACACAGACCAAGATTACCTTAGGCAACCTCTGGAAACCTGATCCCTCAATCCTGAGGCAATCAGACCCGAAGAGCGCCATCGATGAGGCAAAAAAGAGAAGTGTGTTGAAGCTATCAGATAGCGAGCATGAGCGAATTGAGAGCAGCGCAACCTGCTCTAAGGCATTCGACACATTACTCACAACTTTTGAATCCCAAAAGACCAAGATAGGCTTTTGGACTGACGAAACAAACAACAACTTAGCTAATTTTATTAACTGGTATTATCAGTCGGATCTACCCAAAGAAAATCGCGACAAGGCAGCCCCAATAATTAAAGCTCAAAAAAAATATGAACAAGCATGTTTAGAAAAAACAATTCCGACCGAAATCAACCCAGCACTTATACAGCAAGCCGTTGGGCTATTATCATTTGAGAACAAGGTTTTTTGCACCGCACTTCGGCTATCAAAAAATGAAATCCTCACCACAAAACACTGCTTTCTAAGTCCTGACAATGGCACCCATCTGGAGGATGTTATAGCTGCGCTAGAAAATAAAGGGCAAATATGGTTTACATATGAGGCTGAACCATCAAATCGCTTCGGCATTTGCAAAACCTCTTTACCTAAGGCAACATTTAAAAGCTTCGGCCCTGAAAGTGACAATGTTAAGTTGCGCATTAGCACGACTAATGCCCCTGTAGCACCGCTACGCTGGGCTTCCTCAAAAAAGGATGGAGGCCCCCTAGAGGATGGTACCTCCCTTTATTTACGTGGTTACTTTCCATTCACAGAAACTGCAAGTACGGATCTTGAGCGGCTTCGCTCTACCGCTGTAGGCGGTTGCTTTGCACATTCAATAGCTGGGCGCTGCTTTTTTCATGCATGCCAGACAACTCCAATTATGAGTGGCGCCCCTATTTTTATCAGACCCGAACCAGGCATCCAACGTAATCTCTTGGAGGTTGCCGGAATCCATATCGGGTCAGCTCCCCTATCCAACCCTATAGGTAAGAATGGCCCGGTTTGTAGCGGCGCAGATGGGACTAAAGTCCCCTTAAGCAATCTTGCTTATCAACCATAGAGGGAATTTTATGAAAACTTTAGAGCAAGGAAATTTCAAAATCTTAACTATAGCGCTATCTGCGGGAGCGATAGGTCTTTGCTTCTGGTCGGGCACATGTTCAGCACAAGAGCTCCGAGCAGCATTTGCACCCGAGTGCCCAACAACAAATTTTCCCCGCACTGAAGGTATGATTGAAACCCCAGCCATACCTTTGGCTATTGCCAGCTCATTTGCAGGACTACTTGTTGACAATGGAATTTCCTCTATCAAAAAAACAGTTAACCCAGAAAATGCAAATATCGAAGCACAGTTCCTAGAGCAAGGCCTTTATATGTATGAAGGAGACCCAAACGCAGAATCAAACAACCCACCCCCAGATAAGACCAATACGCCAAAGCCTATCGTAAAACCATCACACAAGATGGGCTGCCTAGTTGTAGCAGTTGGTGAATTCACAGTTGCAGAATATGGAGTACAAGGATGGAAATTACCTTTCAAATCAGAGCGACCCGACCCCAAAGAAGAAGATCGCCAAACAAGCTCTAACTGGAGAATTGGCAATACTCTTGGCTTGATGGGCCCTGCGACGCTGGCTCTTTACATGGAGGCAACCAGAGTCTTTTCGAGCGATAAAACTGCTATAACTTGGCGCCCAGTGAGACTCTACATAAGCAAGTATCTCAATGACAGTATCTGGGGAGGCAAATCAAGAAGCACATCTATAGAGATACGACTGTACAAGCCTGGCATAAAAGAAGCATTTTTAAGCCAAACATTTGCATTTGGAGCCGTAAGAAAACCCGTCGACAAAAACTCAAAAGACTTCGACAGTAGCAATATTGGAACATGGAGCACACTGCCCGCAGCGCCAGCTTTACCTGCCAACTTCAAACCATTAAAAGAAGGCCGAGCGTTCGCCCCCTATACGCTTGAGGTGAGAGTAGTCGAGGCTCCGAAACCATATATGCTCGCACAGGCGTTTGCAGGAGCAATCGAAACCAATAAGGATGCCATCAAAAAAGAAGCAAGCAATGCTATCGACCAAAACGCAAAAATAACAAGCAACCTTACTGCAGAGGATGCCACTCTCGATGCAATCAATATTTTCCTAACAACACTACAAACAGTGGCCACCACTTGTACAACCGACAAAACAAAGGATGATACTGGCAAATTTGCCTGCTTAATTTCTCGTGATAAAGCATTAACAGCAAGACAAAAGGCCGATCTTTCCTGTAAGTCTAATGCGGTCCCAAGCTGCGACTCACTACCTGAGGTGCCAAACATTCGTAGTTGAATTTCTTTTTCGGTCAAGGTGCGTGCTCCTAAAGAAAGCACGCATGTAAATAACCATGCCACCTATGAGTGCAACCTCCCAGCTATCTACCCTGCCCAATCCTCGCTTGCCACCCATGCCCCGCTGCGCCGGTCGATCTGGATCAGCCGGGGCGCTCCCCCCTTCGGCACCATCATCATGTCGATTGTTCGGCCCCGGCGCCCATCGGGCGCAATCCCTCGCATGTAGATCACCAGCCGCTCGAACGTATCCAACACCAGCTGCCGCACCTGCTCTCGGGCACCATAGTCACCCTGCTCGACCAGCGCAGCCAGCTCAGCCCAGCGCTCGGCCTGCGCCGGCTCGACATGAACCGCCGCCACCGACAGCTCCCGCTCCAACTGCTGCACTCGCGCCTGCGCAGCGACCTGCTGCTGCTCCAACTCCCGCGCCCGCCGCACGAACGCCAGCGGCGCCGCACCGCTCTCGTCGGCCAGCAGCGCATCGGTGATCCTCGCCAGTTGCTTGTCCAGTTCCTCGACCTGCAACCGCGCCTCGGCCAGCTGCTGTCTCAGGTCAGGACCATCGACCGCCGCCTGCTGCAGCCGCTGCAGGTTCATCTGGTCCGCGCAGTAAGCCAGCAGAGCCCGTTCAACAGGAACAACACTGCAGCTTCCGCCATCCGGACACCCTCTCCCCTTGCTGTAGGATGTGCAATGTAGGCGCCGATGGCCATCGGCAAGACTGCCATCCGCCCTGGCCCGCCCCATGAGGTTCTGTGCGACGATTGCTGCCCCGCAGTACCCACAGAATGCCAGCCCAACCCCGGTGATGATCCCCGGAATCTCCCCCGCGCCACGCCGCCTGTACCGCTGCCCGGCCAGCAGCTGCAACTCGTCGAACTCGGCATCGCTCAACACCCGCGGGTAATACTCCTCGAGGAGATAGTCCTCGCCATCCACCGAGATCCGCTTCGCCCCCCGCAGCGCCGGCAGCCGCACAAGGCGGTAGATCTGCTGGCCGGAAATCCCCCAGTCGCTGAGCATATGGCCATCCGCGAACATGCGCTTCGCCGCGCGCCCTGCGCCCAGCCCACAGCGGTAGAGATCCAGCGCCGCCCGCACCGCCTCCACCCGCTCCGGGATCAGCTCCCAGCCCTCTCCTGTCCAGCGCACCCACTGCGGGTCCTTCCCGTTGCGGATCAGCCCCCGGTAAGTGCCTGCCTGCCAGCCCTCGCACTGCCGCCGGATCGAGGCCTTCACCCGCTTGCTCTTGGTGTCTGACTCCTCGTGTGCACGGATCATCACCAGCAGCGAGTACACCAGGTCCATCGGCTGCGCCTTGAGCCCGGCCCGGTTGTACTCCCGCCCATCGCTCGCCGTCACGACCGTGATCCCGGCGTTGATGATCTGCGCAAGCTGCGCCTGCGCCTGGATCGGCTCCGCCCGGCTCAGCCGATCCAGCCCCTCGACGATCAGCACCGACCCAGCGGGAATCCGCCCCTCATCCACCGCCAGCAGAAATACTCCCAGCGCCCCCTGCTTGACGTGCTTCTGGTGGTAAGCCGACAGCCCCTCATCCCTCAGCGACAGCGTCTCGTCCAACTCAAACCCGCGCGCCGCCGCCCATGTCTGTGCATACTGCAACTGCCGATCGGCACTACTCCCCGTCGCCTGCCGCGGATCGGAAAACCGCAGATAGCTGTATACTTTCGCCCCATTTTTCAC